ATCCGCAAAAAGCGAAGCCATAGCAAGGCTTTCCGCCATTGTCGAGCAGGCACCGTAAAGTCCGATGAACGATATATCGGTGTCACGCAGGCCGTAAGCCGAGCCTGTGCATTGGTTAAGCAGATCGCCTGCAAAAATGAATGAAATATCCTCTTTTATGAGCTTGCCTTTTCTAAGGGCAATATCAAAGGCATATTGCTGAAAGGTGCTTTCGGCTTTTTCCCAAGTGGTAAGTCCAAGTTCTGCTCCCTCTGCGGCATAGTCAAAGCAGTTGCCGAGAGGTCCGTCGCTCTCCATTTTTCCGACTGCGGCGGCACAGGAATAAACCGACACACCACGGTCAAGCTCTATTGTACCCTCTGAAATCAGTTTAGCCATATCAACCTCCGAAAAGACTTATAACAAACAGAATTATGCCGTAGACAAATGCCGCCGTTATGCCGTAGACTATTACGGGTCCTGCAATGATGAACATCTTTGCGCCCGTACCGAGAATGAGTCCCTCTGCTTGTGTCAAGTAAACCCTAAAAGATTTTTTTATTTTCCTGTCGAAATTCGGCAGGAATTCTTTTTTCCATATTACGAAGCAAGCCCCGGAATACATTCTCCGATTATATCTGTCAGATACTTGCTTTTTAGTCCAATCTCAATTCGCCCACCTTCAAATACTCGTACTTTATCTATCAGTCGGCTTATAACCTCAGGGCGATACTCGGTCAAAGCCTGAATCCGTTCCGCATCCTGCCCTGCAAGAGTAAGAGCTTTTTGTTTTTGAATACACTCATTTAATAGCACATTCTTTTCTGCGATCTTCTGTTGAAGCCTTTCGTCTTCAGCCTTATTATCGGACTGAATTTTGATGAATCGCTCTCTGCTTATATGCCCATTCCTATACTCCTCATATAGAGAGCTTTTTCCATTCGCAATTTGCCTGCGCTTTCGTTCCATATCTGCGATCAGCCTTTCAAGCTGCGCCTGTTCTGTGACATCATATTTTTTCACAAACTTAGACTTGTCCAATAGAATTCGTGCGATTGCCTGCACAACACTCAGCGTCTTGTCCTGGAGTACTTCCAGACTTTCGTGGATAGCGGCACATTCCGCTTTGTTTTGACTGGATGCCTTCAAACAAAATAGGTGTGTATCAATCGCAGGTGCTTTCTGCAGCTTCCTTCCACAATAGCCGCAAACAAATAAATTGCCGGCTCTGTTACCGGAAGTATTCATATTGACTGTTTTGATTCGAGAAGCCAACGAAGCAGCAGCGGCTTGAAACTTTTCCTCTGAAATAATGGCCTCGTGGGTGTTTTCTACAACTATCCACTGTTCACGCGGAAGTACACGGCTGTTATTGGTTCGTATTCCTACCATCTCTCGTGTGTTAGAAATCATCTTACCTGTATATCTTCCATCATTGAGAATTTTTCGGATCGTGGAAGCCAGCCAAATACTCTCGTTGTCAACCACTCTGCCGTTATAAAACATTCCATTTTGCAGTTTGTACTGTCGCGGCGATAGAATATTTTTGTCATTCAGATATTGCGCAATGTCCTTAGTGCTGCGTCCTTCAATACACAAGTCAAATATCTTGACTACGACCTCACGGACATTCTCGTCCACAATAAGTTTGCGCTTATCTTTAGGATCAAGCTGATAGCCATAAAAGGCGTGGCCGCAGGAATGGTAAAATCCCTGCTTTCGCCGAGCCCGATTTGCACTTCGTATTTTCAGCGAAAGATCCTTACTATACATTCCATTGACGAGGTTGCGGATTGCCAGTTCCAGACCGCCGGTCGTCCCGACATAATCATTCGTATCGAAATTATCATTGACGGAAATAAAGCGTGTTCCGAACAGGGGAAACAATAATTCCAAGTACCCGCCGACCTCTAAATGGTCTCGTCCGAACCGTGAAAGGTCTTTTACCATAACCGTATCAATTTCTCGGTTACGCAGCATTTCAATCATTCTCGTGAATTGCGGGCGATCAAAGTTTGTGCCGCTGAAACCATCATCACAAAACTCAATAATCTGGTATTTCTTTAGATCCGGATGGCTCTCATAATAGTTCATCAACAATTTTCTTTGGTTGGTAATACTATTACTTTCCTTTTTATCCGCCGAGCCTTTTAGGTCTCCGTCTTCCATTGACAGACGGATATAGAATGCGAGCGTCTTATCCGGCATATTTGTTCACCTCCTTTTTTCGCATTGCTGCCCAAAGCAAAACTTCTTCCAATTCATCGCGGAAATTGAATTCAATTTCTGCTCGGCCATCGTTATAGAGCGTCAGCTTGTTTACAAATGCTTCGACCATCTTTCTGTCCAAAGTTTTTTGATCCTTAAAGTCGGCAACAAGCTTTGCCCAATGTTCACCGCCCAAGTATTCCGGATCATATTTGCGGGATTCCTTTTTTATTTCTGAAAGGAAGATCCGCAATTCATCAGCTTTTTGTGCATACTCTTGTCCCATAGCCACATAGTCTTCTGCAGTAATCGTGCCTTCCGCATAATCTTCGTATAAAGCCGCTTTCAGTTCCATATAGCGGTCAATCTGTCGCTGTAGGTTGTTAATCTGTTCTTTGTACACTTTATAGCGGACTTGGCTGGTATTTTTCTTGTTGAGCTCCGCAATGATACTTTTAGCATCTAAGTACAGAGCCATCTGATTTTGGATCAATGTGTGAACCATTGATTCCAGCTGCTCACTTTTAACAGCCTTCTTGCTGCAATATTGGCTGTTGTAGTGTTCATGAATCATACAGCAATACCAGTAACTTTCTCTCCCGTGATTTACTTTCCGGCGGATGTGCATAGCTTTTCCGCATTCACCACAGAACAAATGCCCCCGGAACATACTCTCACGCTTACTTTTGTGATCATACTTCGTAGCAAGGGCGTGCTCTTCCTTATTTTTAGCAAAATACTCCTGTACCCGATTAAATAATTCCTCTGTCACAATAGGCTCGTGAGTTCCTTTTGTGACAATCCATTCTTCCGGCGGTACGGCTTTACTTCCTTTTTGACCGGTAATATAGAATTCAGAAGCATACTTGCCACTAACCATCCAGCCAAGATATATTCTATCCTGTAAGATCCTGCGAACGGTCTGCATATACCACATGGAATTCTTATACTTATCTTTTTTTGAAACGCCGGTTTCGTACAAACGCCTGCCTGGCGAAGCAACACCTCGCTCGTTCAAAGTGGTCGCAACATAATGCAATGTAGCACCATCTGCAACCATTTCAAACATTTCCCTGACAATCGGTGCGGTCTCATCATCGGCTAACAGCATATGCTTATCCCGTGGATCTCTTACATAACCATAAGGCGCCCTGCTGCCTGCAAATTTCCCTTGTTCTTGAATTGATCGCATTACGGAACAGATTTTTTGAGAGGCGTCTTTTGCATACATTTCATTCGTCATATTTTTGATCTGTACGCCGATATCAACCTGCATCGTCTTTGAATCGAATCTGTCTGTAATTGCAATAAAGCGAACACCAAGGACAGGAAACACCATTTCAATATATTCGCCGGTTTCAATCAGGTTTCGCCCAAGCCTGGAAAGGTCCTTAACTATCACGCAGTCTATCTTTCCATCTCGAATATCATTCATCATTCTTGAAAACTCTGGACGGACAAAATCTGTACCCGAAATGTCATCGTCCACATAAATGTCCACGACATCAATATCTAAATTTTCGCTGGAAAAGTCCTTCAACAGTTGAATTTGATTGCCAATCGTATCTGCCTCGCGCTTTCTCTCTGTTTCTACTGAGATTCGAGCATAAAGACCGGCGCGATATATCTTTTCAGAAGGTGCTGCTGGCAATATTACTTGATTAACTGCTTTCCTACTTTTTCGTGCCATTATACAACCTCCTTATGATTTTCCTGATAATACTCACGCACTTGTTCAGATAATGCCGAGTAGTCCTGCCAATGAGTGAATGAAACCTCGATCTTTCGATCCTCATAGATTGCAATTTCATCAATACACTCAACAGCTACCATCCGCGTAAGTTCTGTTATATTGCGATGCTCCATAAAATCCTGTATCCACTGATGCGGCTTGGAGTTGTCGTCCAAGTACATATCAATTTCCTTTTGTGCCTGATCATATGCCTGTTTCTGAGAGGCAATACGCTCATCATACTGCGCTTTGATATCCATATAGTCTTCTTTCGAGATGAGACCGTCTTTCATATCCTCGTAGAGTGAAAGCTTGAGCCTGCGATACCGCTCCAACTCTTCCTCTATCTTCAATTGCCGTTCCTGAACTTTCTTTAGCTTTATCTTTTGGAACGGAACCTTTCGGATTACTTCTAAGCAAGAATCTAACTCACATACCATACGGATATGCTCTCTGAGAAGAAGCAAGACAGTTTGCTCCAAATCGCTTTCGGAAATTCTATGACTGCTGGTACAGCCTTTGTGCTTTTTGTTAGTATCACAAATATAGTAGCAATACTTTTTGCCACCAGAACTGGTCGAGGTCTTAACCATCGGACCTTTACAATCTCCGCAAATAACCAGCCCGGCCAATGGATACACAACTCTTTCCTTAGGTGAAGTTCGTGTGTCCAGCAGCAAAAGCCTTTGCACAAGATTAAAAATCCGCTCTGATACAATCGGTTTGTGGGCATTCTCAACCTTAACCCATTTGTCCTCATCATTCACAATAACCGTATTGATTTTATAATTTGGCTTTGTGCGGATTCCTTGGATCAAGGTGCCGATATACACTGGATTTGTCAATATCCTACGAACAGCAACCGATGTCCACTGTGTCTGTTTTCCTGTCTCAAAACCGGTTTTGAACCGCTCTCCCTGGCTCTTCTTATATTCCATCGGAGAAAGAACGCCATCTGCCGTCAGCCTTTTTGCAATACCATCCTGACTCATACCTTCCAATTTCCATCGGAATATATCCTCTACGACAGATGCAGCATAATCGTCAATCTCCAGCTGATTGTGATCATTTTCCGCTTTACGATAGCCGAAGGGGGTAAAGGCGCCGATATATTCGCCATTCTTCCTTTTGACCTGTAGATGGCTGCGCACTTTAATTGACATATCACGACAGTAGCTGTCATTGATCAAATTCTTCAGGGTAATATTCAGTTCGTCAGACTGTGTCCTTGTGATGGTATCAATCCCATCATTGATTGCAATCAGCCTTATGCCATTATAAAGAAATAGACGATCAATATACTTTCCGGCGTTAATGTACTCACGCCCAAAACGGGACAAATCCTTGACCACCACACAGTTAATGAGCCCAGCCTTGATGTCATCCATCATCAGCTGAAACTGCGGGCGGTCAAAATTCGTCCCAGTATATCCATCGTCTATTCTTATAGATACAACCTTAATATCAGGCTTATCCTGTAAAAAGCCCAAAATAAGCTGTTTTTGATTTACAATGCTATTGCTCTCCGCCTTCTGAGCAGAGTCCATATCCTCTTTGGATAGTCTCAGATAAACAGCAGCATTATACTGCTGCACCTTCTGATTGATCATATATACTCACTCCTTTAGCAATTAGTTCGCCACAAACCACTGCTTCTGGGTGAGTATGCAAATTTAGTCCACCCGTATTGTAGCACATTCAAGCCGGATTTTCTACCTGCTTTGCCATATTCCATACATTCCCAGAATCAAATCGTGCGTAAAATTTCCTCCATGTTTTGTTGAAATGTCGGACCGCCCGTCTTATATACCACTTTTACAGCCACATCGCCTACTCGAAAACAATAGGGGTTTCCGATTTGGCTGACAAATGAAGCAACTCTCTCCGGTATGGGAAGCGATTCGTCAATTTTTACGCTATTTAGATCAATCAATGCCGATTTATCTACAGTCCGAATGTCTACCTGTTGCATTTCATTCAAACTTTCGCGGTTAATGTTCGTGCCCATAAAAACACTCCTTTCCCTTACGGTTTCTCTAAAATTATTGCCAAAATAGACCAGTTCTATTCAAGCGATAGCAATATCATATAATGCCTAACTCGGCGCCCATAGCTACTGGGTCCATAGAAATCTCATCTCTCCGCCTTCATTGTGGCCGAGCCGCGAATTACGGAAGTACCATTATTATCCCTGATGCCTCATCGCGTTATGCGGGGGCTGCCTGCATATCAGTGCTCTTGACTTTGTTCGCCACACAAAGGGATAGCCGCTCATCATCAGGGGATGTACCGAGGTTTGCTATTCAGTTTTCAAGGTGCAGAAGGATGCCTTCGTTAAATAAAAGCGAATAGGGGACATCGGATTTCGCAGATGATTTAAGATTTTTATAAAAGCACGCCGACTCTACCAGAAAGCCGGCGTACTCTTATGAAAGTCTTAAATCTTGAAGCGAGTAATCTGCAGCACTATCTGAAACATAATGTATTGCTTGCAGTCTTCGTCAAATCTGCCGCCTACAACGCTGTGTTTATCGATGAGCGGCATATAAAGCTCAAAGATTCTACCCAGCGCTGTGTGGTCGCCCTCTGTTGCACGAGTCAGAATTTCAGCAAACTCACTTTTGGTCATCTGTTTCACCTCCCAAACTTTTCCGAAGTTTCTGCAGAGCCAAATATTTTTGGTCATATACATACTTAACGGAACAGTTCATTTTCTGAGCAATCTCGATAGCAGACAATTCTTCAATAAACAGCATTTCCAGTACTCTTTTCCGCATCAATGGGAGGGACAAAAAAGCGTTTGCCAGCTTTTCTTCCTCAAACTCAAAGGACTGCGTGTTACTGTATGCTTGCACATACTGCTCTTCAAAATCTACAGAAGGTTCCATTTCCAAATCCTCCAGATAGATTTCCTGCGCCCTTTGTTTTACCTTTCGGATGTAATCCAGTTTTGCGTGGATGATAACCTGCGATATGTAGACAGTAAATCTTGCACGCAGTTCATCCCGATCCGTGTCCTTCGACACCTTTTAACCCCCTTCCAGACGCGCCGCTGCGGCGGTGGAAGGAAGGTATATATGGTAAAATGCCGAAACGGCACGCTATGATTATTAGTGACCGTGATGCCTCTCCTGTACATAGCATTAAACAATCATGGGAATCACCCCCTTTCAAAGTGAATATAAAAAAGCGGTCACAGCACACAAAGGCATACTGTAACCGCTCAAAAGCGCAAAATAGAACAACCACCTCAATAAGGTCGTTGTAATTTATCTTATGTATTTGTCTTCGTTTTTTATCTTTTTGCCCACCGGCGTCGCTAATGATATTTTGTCATTTGCATTCCTCCCTGTCTACTTTTGATCTGAATTATCAATGACCTTCAAAAGGTTTTCTATCATTTCACACGCAAGGATACGCTTATTCAATGGGTAGCTTTTTAGCTTTGCACTAATTTCGTGCAAATAAATAAGCTCTGGGTGATCTGAGTCTGCCACAACAAACTGGTCAATCATCACCCCCAAAGCATTTGCTATCTTGACCATCGTATCCAAACTCGGAACACCTCGTCCATTTTCAATTTGTCCGATATGGCTGTTGGAACAACCTATGATTTCTGCAAGCTCTTCTTGTGTAAGTCCTGCAATTTTACGGTACTTTCTTACATTAGCACCCAGTTTTTTGTACTCCAAATTCATACACTCCTTATATCTCAATTTTATTCCATCATCAACACAGTTTGAAGAAAGCAAAATTCCAAAACACGCAGTATAAGTGGAATTGTATAAGAAATGTTTGAAAATGAAAGGGAGAAGGGGTCCTCACCCTCGGAGAACCCCTTCTTGCTTACTAATCAAATAAGTCCAGATTGTGTAGCATCTCGTCTATATCCGCATCTGCAATTATAGGCTGGCTACCAGTGTTCTCCAAGCCGCCACTGGCCTGTGCGACTGATATTTTCTCGTCTATAATACTGCGGATTTTTTCTTCTAACTCAGCCCAAGAAATATCCGGCTTAATCTTTACTTGAATTCTTCTGCAATACATATTGATTTCCGGATGTGATTCAAGGTACTGCGCTACAGCTTCAACAATAATAGCGCTTTTCTTATTTCCTATCTTTTCCAAAAATTCGCCGACCATATGGTTTTTCTCTGACGAATCACCAAATCCCAAGGTATATCTATACTTACCATCCTTCTTCACGCTATCGGCCTCCCTGTTATGCTGTCGGGCGATAACCTAACTGTTTGGAGGCAAGCATCTGATATCCTATGGCATTCGCTTTGGGATCTTCAATGAAATCCGCTTTGCTAACAAGGTTGGACGCCTTGATATAATCTTCAAAAAGAATAGAACCGCCTCCGATAAACATTGCCGGATTTGCTCTTAGATCTACCTGCAGCTCGCGAAGCTTATGCAGGATATCTCTGGTATGTGTCTCTGTAGCTTTCGTAATTGTTTGTATCACATCCTCCGGCAAAAATGTTTCTTCACCACGCAGCACAGCACTGATATGCTCGTCCTCGATCTTCATATCGTGTAATGCACCAACCCTGCGAATGATATCATTGTTCATTGTGATGACGCCCAGCTCCAAGCTGCGGCAAAACTGTAAATCCGGTTTGCCATTTCTGAGAAGCAACACATCCGTAGTGTATCCTCCGATATCTACGACAAACATCATCAGCGTGCTGAGGAGTTTCCCAGCATACGGTACAACTGCTGCATATGCCTGAGGATAAACGCATACATTGCGGATAATAATGCTGACAGGATTATCTTTGTAAACAAAATTGACCGTGCCGGTCCGCTTGAAATACTGAGCAAACTTGTTCTTCAGTATGCCGTAATGTTCCGGCGGAAGACCAACCGCAAGGTCAATGGTTTCAAAAGCAGACAGCCGTCCGACGCTTTCCAGTTCTTTGGCAATCGCAAACAGGGTAAGAATAAAGTACCGCTCATCCTGTGTCTTATCGCGCATATAGGAGAGTCGGTTGCCGGTAAGCGTCCAAAATCTTCCGTCGTATTCCATTATTTCATCAGTCATCGGCGGTTTTACTGTATGCTCGGAAAGTCCCGCAACAAAAGAATGGTTGAGGGTTTTTATGGCGTAATTGCCGTGATCAATTGCAATAATCATTTTGAGATACCTCCTGAGTTTATATTTTATCTTATTACACGGATGTTTATCCGCATTCGCAACATCAAATACTCATTTTCTTTGAAATGCGCATAAAAAAACGGGCAGAAAGTTGCAACTTCCGCCCGCCTTTGGTTTACTGTGAGATTGATGACTGGATGAGATATTTCCAGATATAATCATCAAGTCCCTTATATTGCGGATCCCAGAGATAGGTTCCATACACAAATCCCATGCTGCTGAGCATTCCCACAAGGTTGTTATAACCGTTTTGAACATTTGGATTACTGAGAAAATCCATATCAAATGCGGTCATTATTTTTGTTGTCCCCATTTCTCGCAAATAAGTAAGCATTCGCTCTAAGTGTGTAAGAGAACTAACACCCGGCACTGCGACTACGGTTTGACCTGTCAGATTATGAATGACATCCGCTTTCATCGGACCTTCCGTAAGCAAAATGGTTTGCCTCGGCGGTCCGGCAAGATGTGCCCAAGCTTCAGCGCCGCAGCCGTCGTTTTTTCCCACACTGGAAACCCAGCGAAATTTTCGACGAGTCACATTATCCCGTCGTATCTGAAGACCTTGAATTGAGCCATGTTCTTCCCGAACTGGTATCAAAATCCCACGCTTTTCATTTATGAACGACCATTCGCCGCTATCCGTCTTATAAAATCCAGGAACACCAGCAAGATAAAGTCCTTCATTCATCAACTGTTTTGCAAGCGCTTTCATTCCGATAACCGGTGTCGTTTTATATCCAAGCCGCTCAATCATCTCATCAGATAACCCTCTATCGTGTAAATTCTGCCGATGATCAGAGGCCAGCGATAATTTCGAGAGCAATGTTTGATAGGTTTCATGCCTGCTGTCCACATCAGTAAGCGGACAATCAGGAACCTCTTTGACAACAATCTGCTGCCGAGGTTTTTTTACTTCGCCCTGCACATTCAATCTCGCAATCAGAGCATCCCGAACTTCATTACGCGGTATGCCGGTGTAATGAGAATACAAATCGAACACACCGCCGCAGAATCCGCAGCGCGGACATCTAAACACATCTTTTTTCAGATTGATATTCAGATGTTTTTTTCGCGGATTATCATCGCAACACGGACAGGAAATGTTATATGCAGATCTGCCGTATGGCGGATATGGCAATCCAAGCAGCGGAATGATATCTGACATATGAAAAATATCCATACAGCCTCCTTTCCGGGGGACGGATTATCCGTCCCCCTAATTTTATGAACATCAAGCTGATGTTTTCTGTACGGCATCCTCACATATCAGTTTTGCCGCCTCAGTGATTTCGGGCGCTCCTGTAAACTTAGTTGCAACCCAGTTCAACGCCTTCGGATCAATCGTAATCAAATCTCCCAAAGTTTTTCCACTGTATTTCTTGATGGGACACGGTGTCTGCATCGCGAGTTTCAGTTTGTCGTCATAGGACAGCTCGGCAGGAACTGTCTCATACTCTTCTTCTTCGGGAGGATTATCAGGCGCCGGTTCTGATACCGCTTCAGCTGTGCTTGTCGGCACTACGGTAGCTGCCGGTTGTATTTCCGCCGGAAGTTCCGAAGGAATATTTTCTACTTCTTCGCCGGCAATCGCAAACTGTAATCCGAACCCAGCATTTCTAAGTGCGATCCCAATAGCCGCTGTCTGCGCCCATTCCCTGGGAGAGACTGAAGGCTTTGTTGTCGATACACCTCTTGATGCTGTGGCTTCCGCCAAATAGCACTCCACCGGATCCTGATAGTTGGCATAGACACGAGCAGACGCAACAAAACAATCTTTTCCGCTGGATACCTGAACAGCAATTTTCCCCTGCGGATATACCAGCCGGAACCAGGCCATTTGAATGACCACCGGCAACCGCTTCATTTTTTCACCGGTCGAAAGATCAGTAAATTCCACAGCGAATGCCTCCGGGTCAAATCCCTCCACATTGTTGATAGTATTAAGTTGTTTCAAAGCCAACATCTTGCTTTGTTCATTCGAGTTCAAACTCATTTTTGTTCCTCCTTCAGACTGATATAGGTTTCCCGATACTGTACCCATGCGGGAAGCACGGTCGTAATCAAGGTATTGATACTTTGTTTATAAAGTTCCGCTGTGGTGGGCTTAAAGCTGCTGAACTGTTTCCTACAGTTATTCACAACCTGTAATAAACTGTTTGCTGCTGTTTCCCGCACCTGCTTTTGCTTTTCATCTGCCGGCTGTCCAAACTTGTGATCGGTCAGCATATGGTAGATATACACATCCCACATCTGATAATGATAAGCAAGCACCTTGGTATCAGTTGTAACAGGCGCTGTTTTCACAAAAAGCTGGCAAGACTCCAGGACATCAATACGATATAAGATCTCCTGATATACAAGCACCTTGTCAAGCGGTAAAACTCCATTCATAACCTTTTCTACTAATCCCGTCCGAAGATCGGTATACTTCTCTAATAATGTTGCCATAACCGGCTCCTTTCTTATTTTCTGTCGCTGAATTCAATCAGCCGTTGTGCTAATAAAGTTCCTCGTTTTTCCGTGTCCTGTTTCTTGATGGCAATACACAGGGCGCGGCGTTCCCCCACAATAATGACTCGCTCTTTTGCTCTTGTAATCGCTGTATAAATAAGCGGTCTTACGAGCATGATCGCGTGCGCACACTGCAGGTTAATGATAACCGACTGATACTCTGAACCCTGCGATTTGTGAATCGTTGACGCATAGCCAAGGTCCAGTAGGCCAAGCTCGGTTATATCGTACTCAGCCATCCGTCCATCTCCGAAATCAATCTTTACAACGGTTTCACTGCCGGAACCGGAAATTTCGGTAATGTACCCGACATCACCATTGTTGATATCCTCACGGTTCTTGGTCTGCATCACCTTGTCACCAACACGGAAAGCGCGTTTCCCCAGCACAACCTCTTTCTTGGCGGCATCAGGCGGGTTGATTTGTAATCGGATGCGTTCATTCAGTGCATTGACACCGGTATCTGTTTTCTGACGGTATGGCGATAGTAACGCTACATTATCTACGCCAAATTTCGCTGTTTCTTCCATATAAATGCGTTCCAAAATCTCTGCAGATTTCGGAAGCTCACTGGAATCCACGAACCGAAAATCATCACCGTAATCCATAGACAGGTTGCCGTGGCGGATCAGTTTTGCGTTCGTTGCAATTCTGCTGCCTGCGCTCTGCCTGTGAACCTTGTCCAACCTTACAACCGGTATGACACCGCTCTTAATGATTTCACTGAGCACTGCTCCCGGACCAACAGATGGCAGTTGATCTGAGTCTCCGATAAACACCACCTGACATCTGTTCGGTATGCCCTGCAGGATGTGTTTTGCCAAATAAATATCCAGCATAGAGACCTCGTCCACCAGCACCAAATCAGCTTCTAATGGCTCCGGTTCTCCAAACATTCCGTCCTCTCCAGCGAAGAGGCCGAGTGCCTTATGAACCGTTGATGCCGGAAAACCTGTTGATTGTTCCATACGCCTCGCTGCGCGGCCCGTAGGAGCACAGCAAACGACCTGATTCCCGGGGCACTGGCTCCGATAAATATCAAGAATCGCTTTCTGAATCGAAGTCTTACCCGTACCGGGACCGCCCGTAATGACGGAAATAGGGGACTGGAGCGCTGTCAAGACTGCATTCCGCTGTTCCGGATCCAAACGGATACCCAGTTTTTTCTCTTCCGAATTCAGCGCTCGCTCAATGTTATTGCATACAAACTGCACACGCTGCTTTGTTTTGCGGTGAAGCATCTTTGCCAGCTGTTCCTCAGCCTCTGCTGTTGCGGGACGGTATACACTGTCCTTATAACAGACCAGCCTGCCGGAATAAACCAGTCTGGCCG